ATGACCCCGTGGCGTCAGGCCGCGCCGGGGGAACTCTGCACCTGCGGGCGGCAGGCACGGGAGGTCTTCGTTCGTGCGGACGGCGACGAGATCGGCTATTGCGGCGTCCCGGACGGCGGCTCGAAGTCGGGTCCGTGCCCGTTCTGCGGCAAGCGCCGGCACTCCCCCGGCCCGTGCCCGCGGTACACACTCCGGCTCCCGGCCGATCCGGTGACGTGCGATGACCCGCGACCGAACGGCGGCTGATCGACATGGCGAAGATCAAGGGCAAAGAGGTCGGGTCGGGGCCGGTGAACTTCCGGTCTCCCTCGGTCGCGATCCGGCTCAAGTGGGTGGTTCTCTGGTACTCCCTGCGGGCAATCATCCGCGCGCTCGGTTGGGTGATCCGGCGTCCGGCACTCGTCGTCGTACCGCTGCTAGGACTCAAGGCGTACCAGCTCTGGACCGGCGGCGACGCATGGTTGGTCATTGCGACTGCGGCTGTACCGGCGACCGGCCTAGCTGGCTGGCGCTGGCAATGGCCCGACTCCTTCGCGCAGCGAGTCGTCTGGCGGATTCGTGGGTCACGGCGACGCTTCATGGAATACCGGACCCGCTGGGACACGACGATGCGGGCGCTGAACCTGACTGTTCGCCTGGACGATCGGACCTACGTACCCCGGATCATCAATGTCCGGTCGTCCGGCACGGTCGATCAGGTCACCGTGCGGTTGCTGCCGGGACAGATCCTGACCGACTACGCCGAGCACTCCGAGCGGTTGGCTCGTACCTTCGGCGCTGAGGACTGCCGGGTTCGCTCGGCCGCCTCGATGATCCCGGCATGGTGGCCGGGAGGTACTGAGGGTTGGATGGCTCGCTTGTTCGGCTGGGCGTTGCCTCGGCGGAGCGATCGGCTGGTCTTGTGGTTCCTGACCAACGACCCCCTACGGGAGATCGTCACACCGATCCCGGCCGCCGATCCGCCGAACCTTCAGGCACTCGAAGTAGCGCGCCGCGAGGACGGCCTGATGTTCCGCCTTCGGTTGCTCTACACACATCTGCTGGTGGCTGGTGCGACCGGTGCCGGTAAGGGCTCGGTGCTCTGGTCGATCATCGCGGCGCTCGCCCCTGGTATCCGGTCGGGACTCGTCCAGCTCTGGGTCCTCGATCCCAAGGGCGGCATGGAACTCGCTCTCGGCCGGCGGTTGTTCCACCGGTTCTGCTACGGCTCCGATCCCTCGATGGATGGCGCGAGCGATGCTGAGTATGAGGAGGCATTCGCCACCCTGCTTGAAGATCTGGTGGCGATCATGCGTCGGCGCCAGGGCAAGCTTCGCGGATTCTCACGCCTCCTCAAGCCGAGCCGAGATGAACCGTTCATCGTCCTGATCGCGGATGAGCTGGCATCGCTGACCGCGTACGTCACCGACCCGGCGATGAAGAAGCGGATAGCCAAGGCGTTCTCGCTGTTGCTGTCGCAGGGTCGGGCCGTTGGCATCACCGTCGTTGGCGCTCTGCAAGACCCGCGCAAGGAGGTACTTCCGTTCCGCGATCTCTTCCCGACCCGGCTCGCGCTGCGAATGGCTGAGGCCGAACAGGTTCGTTTGGTCCTCGCTGATGGTGCCCGCGAGCGGGGAGCGCGCTGCGACAAGATCCCCGAAACCCTGCCCGGCGTCGGCTACGTGGCCGTCGACGGTGAGACCGAGCCCATTCGCGTCCGGTTCTCCCACATCACCGACGAAGACATCGCTGATCTCGTGAACACCTACGCGCCGGACCTCATCGGCGCGACCGAACCCGTCCTCACCCCGGAAGGAGTAGCAGCATGACCGCACGGCGGCAGGTACGTGGGCAACTCCTCCTCCCCTTGGTGCCGGGACTCTCCAGGAAGTCGCGAGCCTCGCTCGTGCAGCGGATCAACGTTGGTTGGCAGGACAAGGCCTACTGCGCCGGCTACCTCGACACGGACGACTTCTACCCCGACGACGAAACCGCACGCGACATCCGGCGTACGACCGATCCCAAGGACATGTGCGCCTTCTGCCCGGTCGTCCAGTCCTGCCTTGCTGCCGCGATCGTCGCCGACGAACAAGGCGTGTGGGGCCGTACGACGGAGGCCGAGCGCGACGCCATCCGCGAAAAACTTGCCTTCGGCATCGATGTTGACAGCGCACTGAGCGTCGTTCTCGACGGCCCGGCCGCGCTCTGGAGGACGGCAGCATGAACCCCACCGCACGGGCCACCCTCGACCGGTTCCCGCTGGACGTTGTCCGGGACCTGGCCGTGACCAACGGCGTCTGCGTACGTCCGGTGCTCAACAGGGTGTTCGACACCCAGACCGGCACCGACCGAGTAGTCGGGGTGTCGTGCGGTTCCACGCTGGTCAGCAAGTGCCCGCCCTGCGCAGAGGCGAACCGTCGTCTACGCATGCAGCAATGCCGCGAGGGCTGGCACCGCGACACCGAACCCGAAGCGCCGGTAGATGATTTGCCTGTTGATGGTGAGCCGGAGGCTGATGATCCGGACGCCACCCGCCGGGTCCGTTCGACCCGACGACGCCAGGACGCGGCCGACCTCCCGAAGGTCGCCATGGACAAGCGCACAGTGGGAACGACCTTCACCGCTCCGAACGGCAAGATCTACCGGCCGTCGATGTTCATCACGCTCACGCTTGGCTCGTACGGCGCAACGCATCGACTCCCGCATCACGTCCAAGGCAAGGGGCTGGTGCCGTGTGAGTGCGGAGTCTTCCACGGTCGGACCTCGCCGCTGCTGTCGACTCCGGTCGACCCAGACACGTACAACTACCGCCGGGCCGCACTCGACGCCCTGCACTTCCCGAAGCTCATCGACCGATTCATCCAGAACCTTCGCCGGTGCGCGGGATACAAGGCGCAGTACTTCGCCGTGGTCGAACCACAGAAGCGTCTCGCGCCTCACCTACACGCCGCGGTACGAGGCACCGTCGCACGCGACACGGTCCGCGAGGTCGCAAAGGCGACGTACCACCAAGTGTGGTGGCCGGACCATCGGCGGCCCGTCTACGGCTGTGCGTCGAACTCAGAGCTGCCGGTGTGGGACGAGCTGGCCAGCGCCTTCGTGGACCCGTCGACCGGCGCCCTTCTCCCGACCTGGGATCAAGCTCTCGATGACCTCGACGCCGACCCAGCCGCACAGCCCGCACACGTCGTACGGCTCGGCACACAGCTCGACTACCAAGGCATCATCGCCGACACCGACGCCAAGGTCGGCAAGGCCATCGGCTACCTGACGAAGTACCTCGGCAAAGCGATCGGCGAAACGTACGGCGACGACCCGACCGAACTTCATCCGGCCCAGCGCGCCCACATCAACCGCCTGCACGCCCACGTACGCGTCTTGCCCTGCTCGCCGGAGTGCGCCAACTGGCTCCGCTACGGCGTGACCCCGAAGAACGCAGGCGGCAACACCATCCCCGGCGAATGCGACTCCAAAGCCCACGACCGCGAACATCTCGGGCTCGGCGGTCGACGCGTCCTCGTATCCCGCGGCTGGACCGGCAAGACCCTCACCCAACACCGCGCCGACCGCTCCGAAGTCATCCGCCAAACCCTCGCCGCCGCCGGCGTCGAGATGGACGACCAGAACGAGCTGGCCACCCACACCGACACGCCCCGCTTCATCTGGAAACCGATCCGCCCAGGCGAAGAGGGACCGCGACACATCCCAACGCACAAAGAGGTTCTCGCCGCCGCGATCGCCACCCGCATCCGCTGGCGCACCCAGTACGAACAAGCCAAACAACGCACCAACCCACCCGGCGACCCGCCGCACCACAGCAATTCGGCAACTGACACCGCCGCGTCTGCGGCCTGAACGAGGGATCACCATGCCAGACATCAAGCTTCTGTACCGCGTTCCTGAAGTGGCCGAGGCGCTCGGCGTCAGCAGGGCGAAGGTCTACCAGCTCATTCAGTCCGGCGCATTGCAGTCGGTCAAGATCGACAGCTCCAGACTGATCCGATCCGCCGATCTCATGGAGTTCGTCGCCGACCTGGACCGGGCCGCCTAATGGGGAAGCTCAAGGACGGCGTCATGAAGCGCGGCAAGACCTGGTCGTACGTCATCCGGGTCATGAATCCCGACACCGGCATCAGCAAGCCCAAGTGGGTCGGAGGCTTTGCGAGCGAGGACGAGGCCAAAGAAGCCCGCGACGACGCGAGACGTGCAGCGCGACGAGGGGAGTACGTCGACCGTTCGGCAATCACAGTGAAGGAGTACCTCGGCGACTGGCTCGATGCTCACGCCCTGGAGACCAAACCCCGGACGTTGGCCGGCTATCGCTGGCTCATGCGCCAGTACGTAGAACCCCGGATCGGAAACCAGCGTCTCCAGGCGATCCGGCCAACTACCTTGACCAAGCTCTATCAGGATCTCCTCAAGGGCGGCCGGGCCGACGGCAAGCCACTGTCGAGGGCGACCGTGGACAAGGTGCACGCCGTGCTGCGGAAGGCATTCAATGACGCTGTGAAGTTCGAGGGCGTTCTGACGACCAACCCGGCGGACCGCGCCAAGCGTCCCCGTCGTACCGCTCGACCGTCCGTCGAGGTCTGGACGGCCGATGAGCTTCGCCTCTTCCTCGGGCTGATGGCTAACCACCGGCTCGGGACCTTCTACCGGCTGGCGGCGTATACAGGCGCTCGGCGTGGGGAACTGCTCAACCTGCGGTGGGCTGATGTCGACTGGAAAGCGCCAGCGGTCCGAATTCGCGGCTCAGTCGGCATCGTGGAAGGCGAGCGAGTCGAGGGCACAACCAAGGGCGGCCGGGAACGAACTGTCAGCATCGATCCTGGCACCGTGAGGGAACTCAAGGCGCACCGACGACGCCAGATGGCGGACCAAGCCAAGGTCGGAGAGGCGTGGCCTGACTCCGGGTACGTGTTCACGACGGGCCTTGGAGACCCGATCTACCCCGACACAGTCACTCAGCTCATGGGCAAGGTCATCCGGGCATACAACGCGCCTGACTCGGAGGAGGCTCCGGCCAAACCACTCCCCCATGCACGGCTCCACGACCTGCGGCACGTGCATGCGACGTTGCTTCTCATCGCTGGCGTGCCGGTGCATGTGGTGGCTGAGCGGCTGGGCCACGCCGACCCGGCGATCACGCTCCGGATCTATGCCCACGTGATCCGGACCCACGCGGCCGGGGTCGCCGGCATCTTCGCCGCTGCGGCTGCGAAGTCGGAGCCTGCTAACGCCGAGGCGGACGAAGAGGACGAGACAGACGAGGACGAGGGACCGGAGGCATCCGCGCTGGTGCCCTGTTAGCAAGGGCGTTAGCAAACTCGCACCATGAGCCGCACCACGAGACAGCCGAGACATGCAGAACCCCAGGTCATCAGTGCGCTGACCTGGGGTTTCTCCGTCTACCGGAGTGGAGCCGCCTGTCGGAATCGAACCGACGACCTTCTCATTACGAGGGTAGTAACCGCACCTAAACTTAGTTGCCGATAGCACGTAATATCGGTCGATTTACGCCTAGATCCGGGGACCTGATGCATCAGGCGGCGGCCGATCCTGCCGATATTCCTGGCCTGGGCTGTGTAAAACGCGTGCGCACGTTTTCTGTCATCGCGGCGGCCATCAGATCGGTTCCGCGCTTGCGTCGGTTGGCCAGGACTCGCCCGTAGATGTCGAACGTCGTAGAGCCCTTCTCGTGGCCGATGCGCTCCTGCACGTCGAGGATGTCCAGGCCCATCGACAACATGAGCGTGACGGCCGTGTGGCGCAGCTGACGCATGTTGACGCCGCGTCCGTCGAGGCCCGCCCTGGAGATCGCACCGGGGATGACCTTGCCCTTGATCGTGCGGTCCTTCAGGAGCCTGGCGAAGTTCGATCGCAACGGCGTCGTGCCGCCCTCTGTAACGAACATCAACCCATCCGGCCCGGACCCACACAGCCCGTGGATGATGTGCCACCGCGCCATGATGGCGGCCGGTCGCGGCAACGGCACGACGCGGGTAGCGGCATCGGTCTTGCCACCGGCACGCCTCTCGACGCGACCTGACACCTCCGTAGCTGTCTCGCGCCCGACGTACACGACCCCGTTCTCGAAGTCGAAGTCCTTTACCCGCAGGCCCATCGCCTCCGACCATCGCCAACCGAGCCAGCCGGACAGGTAGATGAGCGCCTTCCAACGCTTCGGCATCTCGGACACCAGCGCCAGCAACTCGTCGGCGTCCAGAACGTCAGCTGTCGTAACGCGCTTGGTTGGCGTCTTGGGTGCCTTGGTAGACGCGGCGGGGTTAGTACGGATCAGGCCCTCGCGTACGGCGTCGTTCAGGCAGTGCTTGAACTGCTGCAGGGCACCAGCTGCCGTATGCGGGCCTGCGGCAATCGAGTTGACCCAGGCGTCCACATCGAGCGGCCGGATGCGCGACAGGGGAACGTCGGCCCAGCGGGGCATGATGTGGACCTTCGCCTGACTGGCCTCGGTGACGCGTCGGTTGGTCGAGACCTTGCGGGCAGCCACCCAGCGCTCGTGGAAGTCGCGGAACAACGTCTTGCCCAGCTTGGGGTCGATGTAGTCACCCTCGGCCAGTTGGACCTCAACCTTGTTGGCGAACGTGTATGCGTCGGACTTGCGGTCAAACGACTTGGCGCGCTGCCTGCCCGTGTCGTCCCGATAGCGCACCACGTAGGACGTGCGCCGGGTACCTGATCGGGTCTCGATGCTTGCCATGACTATCTCCAATCTCGTGTAACGGAGCAGGAGCTTCGCTCTGTCGGCGGCGAGCAGGCAAGGCGTAGCACATCAGATCAACGTGCTATCGGCTTGTTTTCAAGGCGTTAGTCGTCCATCAGTCCTCGCAGTTCGATGCACCTACGGGACACCTAAGCGACGGTTGGACCTCCGTCAGTCCTGTACGCCTGGCGGAGCCGATAGTTGCCTAGGGCCAATGAATGACGGATCGGCCGACCGGCACCTAGCGTTCCATCCACCCGGCAACACGGGACACAAACGGAACGCTAGGAGCAACCCATGACGATCCACGAGGAGCGCGATCTGATCAGCGCGCCCGAGCTAGCTGCATACCTGGATGTGCACATCAAGACGCTTCGCAACTGGCGGCGAGACGGCAAAGGACCGGACTTCATCCGCATCGGCGGACGGGTCTTCTACAGCAGGCCCGTCGTGCAGGCCTGGATCGAAGCCAACAAGTCATGACACTCGACCTTGGAGGCCGCGAGGCCGAGGTCCTGGGGCGTGTCCTTGAGCGCTTCGACCAGACGGATGGCGGTCATTGGATCTGGAACAGCTACGTCAATACCGGTGGCAATCCGGTGCTCATGATCGGCAAGGGCGACGGGCAGAAAGGTGTTAAGACGCTCCAGGTTCGACGGATTGTCTTCGAGATGCTCAATCGAGAGCTGCAGCCGGACGAGCTGGTGTGGCGGACCTGCCGGGAGCAACTTTGCGTCGCATCCGCACACCTCAAGGCGATGACGCTCGTCGAGTACTACGACCAGCTGAGGAGCACGAAATGAACACCAAGCCGAAGCGCAATGTCCTGCCGGAGCCAGGCAGCGACGAGTTCATCAGGGCATACCGAAGGATGAAGCGCCAAGAGGCGAGCCTGGACTTCGTCGTCATGTGGTTGATGACGACAACCTGCATCATGACCGCCATCGTCGCGCTCTGGATGCTGCTGATCGTTGCGGCCAGCAAGGGGGCGTGACGTGGCGATCGCAAGAAGTCAGAACGAGCTGGCAGCCGAGATGGACGAGGTACTCGCGGAGCCGCCACCCAGTAGGGACACGAGAGACGACTACCGAAGGGGTCGAATCACGTTCCTAGCATGGGTTTCAGCCTTCGCCGCTGACGAGTGCTTCCACTGCGGCGAGGACATCAAGCCGCACGAGCGCCCGTTCGTCTGGGCCGGTCACCCCTTCAAGTTCCACCTCACCCTGCACCAGCGGTGCCTGCGCGAATGGCTGCCCAAGGTCCAGGCCGACCTCGAAAGGTGCACTGAATGACCGCCGACCCAGACGACCTGCCAGAGGACGACCCGACTGTCGGCCCACCCGTCGACTGGCTGGCTAACATCCGTGCGCTCGCGGCGAAGAACGGCGTGCAGGTCCGACCACAGCAACCCGCGTTCACACCTGCGCCTACGCCGGTGTCACCTCCGATGCCTGCCGTACCGACGCCAAACGTGGGCCTGGAGGATCTGGGCCAGCCGGTAGTCAACACGCAGGCGGCGATGACCTATGCGGCCAACGCTCTGGCTAGTGAGATTGGAGTCCTACTCGGAACGACCGAGGGGCAGCGCAATCACCAGCTGAATGTGTCCGCCATGAAGCTCGGCCAGCTTGTTGCGGGGGGCAACCTGAACGAAGCGCAAGTACGTGCCGAGTTGACGCAGGCAGCCCTCAAGATCGGCCTGACGCCATACGAGACGAAGCAGACAATCGACTCGGGGATCAAGAAGGGTCTCACCGAGCCGAGGTCGCCTGAGCCGGTCTACACGTTCATCGCTCCGACGCCGCCTGTGATGTTGCCTACGGCTCCAGTCATACCACCAGTGCAACCGCCGGCCAGCTCGCCTGCATCGGAGCCACCGGCAACAGCTGACCTCTACGAGCTGCAGGTCGAACATGACCTGAAGATCGAACTGCGGCGGCGAGACGTGCGGCGCAGGGCAAGCCGGATTGAGTCGAGTGCCCTGTTCACGCCGCCTGCCTTCGCGGATGATCTGGCCGCCGAGCTAGACGAGCCGGATCCAGACATCGAGTGGACGATCGAGAACCTGCACAGCGTCGGCGGCAATACGACGATCACCGCAGGCTTCAAGGTCGGCAAGACCACCTTCATGATGAACCTCGTCCGTGCACTAGCGGACGGCACGCCGTTTCTAGGAACGCACGAGGTACGCAAGCTCGACGGTCGTATCGCGTTCTGGAACCACGAAGTAGAAGCCGTGCAGATGCGGCGGAACCTTCGCGAGATCAACATCCACAAACCCGACCGCGTCTGGCACGTGCCATTGAGAGGGCACCACCTCGACCTCATGGACGATGCCGCGTACACGTGGGCAGTCGCGGAGATGCGGAAGCGCGAGATTGAGGCCTGGATCCTCGACCCCTTCTCCGGCGCGTTCTACGGCGACGAGAACTCCAACAGCGACATCAACGCCTTCACCAAACGCCTGGACGAGTTCAAGCGCGAAGCGGGCATAGCGGATCTGTTCATGCCGGTACACACGGGCAGGTACGTAGAGGAGGGCAACGAACGGGCACGCGGTGGAGCGAAGCTCGATGACTGGACCGACAACCGCTGGGTGCTAGCGAAGCACGCCGACAGCGGCGACCGGTACTTCAGAGCCGAGGGCCGACGCGTCGAGCAGGAGGAGCGCGAGCTCAAGTTCGACAGGCCGACGCAGACACTGACGTATAGCCCGTTCACCGGCACGAGGAAGACCAAGGCGACCAGCACGCTACAAAGCGCGGTCCTGGCCTACGTCACCGCTAATCCGGGGTGCACGCAGAACCAAATCACAGGTGCGATTACCGGCCAGAAAGCGGACATTCGAGCAGTCATCAAGAAGCTAATCAATGACTTCGACCTCGAAACCCGCTCTGGAAAGAACAATGCAACTCATCACTTCATCCAGGGATCACCCGAGGCGATGTCGTGGACAGGCTAGTGGGTCTAGTGGGTCCGACGTACGTAGACCCACTCAGTGGGTCTAGTGGGTCTCGGTGGGTCTAGACACACCGTGGTGTGTGGTGGGTCCCGCCCTTAAGGGACCACCACCACCACCACTACCACCAGGAACCGGGATCGGGGATTAGACCCACCCGAGCGACCATATGAACGAACCGAACGCAGGAGCTAGATATGAGTATCACTAAGAACAAATGCACCATCATCCTGGCTGGTTATGCAGTAGTAGCTACCGTCGTCGGCACCATCCTGCTAGTTCAACCTCGCACACCGCAGCCGTGCCTGGATGCACTTGACTCAGCTGACAGCGGATTCGCCATGGCTGCCGGTGCGGTGTCATCTGCCAGGAGGTTGGATGCGTATGGAGTGACCTACTACGCAGGGCAGATCAACCAGCTCGCACCTACCTACAACGAGCAGAAGGCGGCGTGCCGCGATGCCAAGTAAAGCCTGGGTCAATGGCAGTACGCGTGCATGGAGGGAGCTGCGTGCGTTCGTACTGGATAGGGACAACCACCAATGCCAGCTCAAGATTCCAGGTACATGGACCACGAAGGCAGGCACGATGCAGTGCACTGTCGTTGCAACTCATGTGCATCACCTCGACGGCACAAAGAACGGCATCATCGTGCCGCCCGATAGGCTCATTGCCTCGTGCAAAGAATGCAATCTCAAAGTCGGAGACCCAACATCACCGAAGGCAGGGCCAGTTCTTTCCCAGGCCTCAGGCCCCAGGACATCCCGGTCCGTGTCCTTTCTCTCTCCCAAGACTTCTGCCGATCAGATCACAGTTCGTGACGGCCTAACGTGGGATGCCGACCGCCTGCGTGCATACGAGTGGTTGGTGCCATTCCTCGACATTCCCGCCGACGCAGCTGCGCCTTTGTATATGACACCACCGACCGACGAGGTTGTCGGTTCGTATGGCGAATACGCGATTGCCTGGATCGAGGAGGCTGAGGGAAAGAAGTTGCGCTGGTGGCAGAAGCTGGCAATCGTGCGGCAACTGGAGCATCGCGCAGACGGCTCGCTGGTTTGGCATTCAGTTGTCGAGTCGTGTCCTCGTCGTGCGGGCAAATCGGTGCGCATCAGGGGAATGGCGCTCTGGCGAATGGCGCACGCGTTCCTGATCGGTGAGGTGCAGACGGTCGTTCACTGTGGCAACGATCTGCCGATCTGTCGTGAGATCCAGCGAGGTGCATGGAAGTGGTCAGCCGAGCAGGGCTGGAATGTCACGAAGGCCAACGGCAAGGAGGCCATTGAGGCCGACGACGGGTCACGCTGGCTGGTGCGCAGTCAGGAGGGCGTGTACGGCTGGGAGGCGGGCCTGGCGGTGGTAGACGAGGCCTGGGACGTGAAGCCCGACACGGTCTCCGAAGGCCTGGAGCCTGCAATGCTGGAGCGCCTGTGGTCGCAATTGCACCTCACGTCGACCGCTCACCGGCGAGCTACCAGCCTGATGAAGAAGCGCATTGTCGAGGCCTTGGTAGTGGACGACGGCGAAACGTTGCTAATGCTGTGGGGTGCACCTTCTGGAGCCGATCCTGGCGACCCTGAAGTATGGAAGGCGGCCAACCCGCACTGGTCAGAAGATCGCCGCAGAATAATGACCAAGAAATACGAGAAAGCGCTGGCCGGCGAGGTGGACCCAGAGGCCGATGACCTCGACCCGATGGCTGGCTTCACAGCGCAATACCTCAACATGTGGCAGCTGAATACCGCACCACGCGAGAAGGGTAAGCCGATCTCCACGAAGGAGGAGTGGGAGGAACGGATTGTCGACCTTCCGGCAACCGCGCCACATTCGGCTGCAATCGAGTCGTGGTTCGCTGATGGTGTCTCGCTAGCGTTCGCCTGGAAGGTAGACAGTCAGGCAATCGTCTCGGTGCAGGACTTTGCCGACCTCGAAGAGGCGGCATTAGTCCTCAAGGAGTCGCGCTTCAGGGGCACTGTGACCGTTGGCGCAAGCCTGGCTGACGATCCCGCGCTGGTCGGTATCCGATGCGCCAAAGGCCAGGGCCTAGTGATCGCGTCGGTGCGGGAGTTTCAACGCCTGTTGTCCGAAGACGCATTCTTGCACGACGGCGGTGAGGAGCTAACCAATCAGGTTTTGGCAGCACGGGTCGCGGCTGGCACCGATGGGCCGAGAATGGTCTCCAATGGGCGAGCCGATGCGATCAAGGCAGCCCTATGGGCAATTCAATCGTGCCGCAAGAAATCAGTAGGAAGGCCGCGTATCATCGTCTCGCGGTAAGGCGAATTCGGGTCGGTCGAAATAGGGCATTGCTTGGCCGACCCGAATTCGCGGAGCTACGGTCCGGCACATGGGCATTTGGCGCGCTATCACCGGCCGTTCATCGGTTGTGTCGCACGCGCTGGCGGTCCCGTCGACCACGGGTGAATCCTTCGTGCAGCGACCCCGTTTCGCGGTCGATATCGACTCTGGCGTCCTGTACGGAACCCCGTCTCTGGAAGATTACATCTTCGGTCGCGCCAAGATTTCCCGCCAGGATGCTCTCGCCATTCCGGCGATCAAACGAGCCCGTGATCTGATCTGCGGTGAAATCGGACAGTTCCCGTTGCGGGTGTATGACCCACAGGGGCGCGTGGCAACGAACTTCAAACCTAACCTCGTTGACCGGCCGGAAGCTGGCGTCGCCCCGTCGGTGACGATGACTCGCACCATCGAGGACATGCTCCTGTCGGAGCGCGCCTGGTGGCGGATCACGCACGTCGGCTGGCACAACCGCCCCATCGAGGCCATTCGCCTCGATGCCGAAACGGTGACGGTGCAACCAAAGTTCGTCTCGTATCCCGAGGGGACCGCCACGATCTGGCCGGACGTTCCCGGCCTCATCCGCATTGACTCCCCGAACGGTGGTCTGCTGACCGCCTCGCCTGCGCTCCGGGCGTACATCGCCCTCAATGCCGCTGCCCTCCGTGCAGCCCAGGGCCTGCCGCCCGTCGACTGGTTCACGCCGACCGAGGGCGCTGATCCGGTCGTTGGTGAGCCCATCGGTGACGAGACGCAGGAGGAGGCCGACGATCGGGCGATCGCGGAAATTCTCGACGCGTGGTATCAGGCCCGCCAGCTTCGGCGAACGGCCTACGTGCCAGCGGCGCTGAAGTACAACCGCGACGGCTTTAACCCCGAGCAGCTGCAGATGGCCGCGTCCCGCGAGTTCATGGTGACCGAGGTTGCACGGCTGACCGGCATCGACGCCGAGGAGCTCAGCGTCTCGACCACCAGCCGTACGTACTTCAACAGCCAGGACCGCAAGCGTCAGCGCCTCGAATCGGTGCTCGGTCCGTACATGACGGCGGTCGAGGGTCGCCTGTCTATGGACGACATCACGCCTTACGGCTACCGCGTCGCCTTCGACACGTCGAGCTACCTGCGCCTGGACGACCTGGCCGCAGCGCAGACCGACGAGATCCTCATCCGCTCGAAGGTGCTCCGGGTCAACGAGGCACGCGACAAGCGCGGCCTGGAGCCACGCAGTGACGCCGAACTTGCGGAGCCGATCCCGAACCCCACCCCGGCACTGCCAGCCGCACAGGAGGCCAGCAATGGCTAACAGCACCATCACCTTCGCGGCGGCAGCGTTCGCCGTCGATCAGGAGTCGCGGACGCTGACCGGTGTCCTTCTCCCGTTCGGGGAGGTGTCTCGTCCGGCCGTCGATCCAACGACAGGCCGCTCGGCGCGCTTCATGTTCCGGGACGCCAGCACGATCACCCTGCCCGAGGACTTCTCGGATGTCGTCCTGAACTACGGGCACGACGGCAAGTCGCTCTACACCCAGGTCGGCGTTGCCGTTGCACTGGCGACCGACGAGGACGGCGTGCAGGCGAAGTTCAAGATCGCCGAAACCCCCGAAGGTGACCGCGTTCTGGCGCTCGCCAAGGACCGAGTCCTCAAGGCATTCAGTGCCGAAGTCGAGGGTCAGTTCGAGGCCGGCCAGGACGGCATTCAGTACTCCAAGGCAACGACCCTCACGGGGGCGGCGGTCGTTCCGAAGCCCGCGTTCTTGGGCGCACACATCACAGCTGTTGCGGCATCTGCCGCGCCAAACCAGGAGGAACCGATGGGAGACACGAAGGTCGGCGCGGACGAGACCGTCGCGTTCACCAAGGCCGAGGGTGATGCGCTCATGGCGCAGGTCACGGCCCAGGCCGAGAAGATCGCGGAGCTCGAGAAGATCAAGCTCCCGGTCGGCCCCGGCACCGCGCAGTTCCAGGTCAACGAGGAGCCGATCTACCGGTTCGCGGGCGACACGCCAGCGCCGTCCGGATTCGACTTCGCGACCGACCTGCTGGCGGCTGGCAAGGACGGCGACGCAGCCGCGCTGGCCCGCCTGCAGAAGTTCACCGCCGAGCACATGCGCCCGCACTTCGCGGACCAGCCGACCACGACTGCGGACGTTGCCGCCGTCAACCCGAGCCAGTACCGCCCGGACATGTTCCTGGGGCAGGCTCCGACGCCGAAGTCGCCGCTGTACGACACGTTCTACAAGGGCAGCCTGTCGAGCGTGCAGCCGTTCTTCTGGTCGAAGCTCGACCGGGCGAACACCGATGTCGGCGTGAGCGACCACACCGAGGGCACCGACCCGGAGTCGCGTGACCTCGTCACCGCCGCTGGGACGACCGTCACCCCGACGGCGGTGTCCGGCAGGGTCCACATCACCCGCGAGGTTGCGGACCAGGGCGGCAACCCGGTTGTCTCCGGCCTCATCCGCAACGAGTTCGATCGGTCGTTCAGCATCGCGCTGGAGACCAAGACCGCCGCGCTCATCCAGGCTGCCTCGATCACCGAGCTGGGAGCCTCGATCACCGCTGGTGCGACCGGACTGGTCGCCGGTGCTGCGGTCGAGGCGGGCCTGCTCGGACTGCAGTTCCTGGCGGACGGCTTCCGGTTCACGAAGGCGTTCGGGCACGTCGACCTGTACACCAAGCTCGCCCTCGCCGTGACCGGCAACGACGAGAAGGTCTACCCGATCATCAGCCCGCAGAACCGCGACGGTTCGACCGGCAACAAGTTCTCCTACATCGACATCGCGGGCTACCAGATGTACCCGGCCGCGAGCCTCGGCGCGACGACCGTCAACAACAAGTCGCTGATCGCCGACCCGTACGCGGTGCACATCTGGAACAGCGGCCTGACCCGCCTGGACAAGCTCCAGGAGAAGGTCGAGGGCTGGGACCTGGGCGTGTTCGCGTACTTCGCCGGAGTCGTCTACGACGTGACCGGCCTGCGCAAGATCACCTACACCCTGTCCTGATCGGAGACGGACACATGAGCAAGAACGTCAACGTAGGCGACCAGATCGACCTCGGGAAGGTTGGCTACGTTCGCCTGCCAGACGGAGGCGTCGTCACGTCGGGTCGCCTCTACACGGTGCGACACGAGGGCACTCACGTTGCCTTCGGCACCGAAGAGGTCGAGTACGAGGCCGTCGACCCGACGAAGGTCGTCAGCACGCCCGCAGTCGAGGAAGTTGCCGAGGAGAACGAACCGCCGGCCAGCCCTCAGGCGCCGAGCGCGCCGACCGTCTGACCCAACAGCAAGCGCCGAGAGGAGGTGGCCAGCGATGGCGATTCCAGATCTAACAGCCGTGAAGAACTACCTCGGACAGACGTCCGCGTCTGACGAGACGATCACGTCAGCGCTGGCCGCCGAGACCGCCGCACAATCCCGCGTGTGCCGCATCCCTGCGACGTACCCGGATGACCTAGGCGAAGCCCTAAAGCGGCGCGTAGCACGCAACCTCGCGTTGCGTGGGCTACCTATCGCGGTCCTCCGGGGCGACGCAGAGACCGGCAACACGATCCTGCCAGGACGAGACCCAGAGGTCCGTCGCTTCGAGGCACCGTTCAGAAAGCTGATGCTCGGATGAGCTTCGTTGAAAGCCGTGCCGCGATTGCCGAGGCGCTCTCCACCGTGGAGGGCGTCACCGGCTATCCGAAGCGGCCGACCACCTGGACCCCAGGTGACGCCATCGTCCTGGTCGAGCAGATCGACCACACGCTCGGCGTTGCCTGGCAGGTCACCTGGCGCATCGTCCTCCTGTTGTCCGGTGACGAAGGTGTGGCGATCGAGCAACTAGACGAGTTGCTCCCCCTGATCACCGATGCACTCCAGCCACTGGTGTACGTCGACACGGCAACACCTGAGGCAGTCCAAACAGAGGGCGGCGACATGACCGCCGTCGTCATTCTCGCAAGATCGGAGTAAGCCCAATGACTGCACCAGCTGGCGCGTACGTGTTGAAGGACGCGCTTCTGACCATCGAGGCGACGGACTACGCCGCCCAGTGCACCAGCGTCGTCCTGACCCCCGATCAGCCGACTCAGACCATCCGAACGATGGTGCCGGATGGCGTCGTCAACGACACCGACACGGCCACCTGGACCGCCAGCATCAACGGCATCCAGGACTACGTGACCGCCCGAGGTCTCGCTCGCCTGCTGACCGAGATGTCCGGCGAGAAGATCGACATCGTCTTCGAGCCGAAGAAGGGCGGCGTCTCGGCGACCGTCACGGCCACCGCGAAGGCGGTCCCGTTCGGCGGCGAGCAGGGCGCGTTCACCACGTTCTCCGTCGAGCTGCCGTGCGACGGCCAGCCGGTGTTCGGAGACCCGGCCTGATGGCGCGCACGGATGTAGCGACCCAGAAGATCGTCGGCACAGGTCTCGCTCCGAACATGACTCAGCCGACCGTCGATGGCGACGTGATCGACTCCGGCTCTGTCGCCGTCATGGTGACCAACGGATCTGGTGCCTCGATCAACGTCACGGCCCAGACGCCAGCGAAGTCGGCCGGTCTGGACGTTGCCGAGAACATCGTTGCCGTCGCTGCCGGTGCGACCCAGCTCATCGGCCCATTCCCCAAGGGCACCTACGGCCAGCCGTCTGGTGCCGACGAGGGACGGGTCTACATCGACTACAGCGCGCAGGCTTCGGTCACGCGTGCGGTTGTGGGGTTCTGATGTTCACCTTCCGAGTCCGTCCCGAGAACGGCGACGAGTTCGAGGTCAAGGCCAGCACTCGCGACGTGCTCACCTGGGAGAAGACGACCAAGGGCAACAAGTCCTACGTCGACCTCCTACGGGAGCCGAACCTCGTCGACTACTACAAGATCTGCCACCTCGCCGCATGGCGTCAGCAGCTGTTCACCGGCTCTCTGAAGGAGTTCGAAGAGCAGCACGACATCGACCTGTCGACCGGCGACGAGCGCGAGGAGCAGGACGCCGAGCCGGACCCTACCCAGCAGGCTCGCTCCAGCGAGTCGTAATCGCGCTCGCCATCAGGACCGGCATTCCGCCGTCCGTCTGGGCGGACGAGGGCGAGCAAGCCATCGTCACTGCGCTTGACCTACTTGCCAACGGCAACGACGAGCAGCCGAGAGGGGGTGCACCAGCCGGATGGGAATTGCAGTCCGAGTGAAGATCACTGGTGCACGCGAGACGCTCGCCGCGTTCCGCAAGCTACCCAAGGACGCGACGGTCGCCCTGCGAGATGCCAACACGCGCATCTCGCAGGACCTGGCGCTTCGCATCCGGCTGGCGGCCGAGACGGCGAACGGCCAGAGTGCGTTGGTCGCGCCAACGGTCAAGGCGAAGCGCGACCGAGTTCCGTCCGTCCAGGCTGGCGGCAAGAAGCGCGCAGGCAAGCAGGCCCGTCGTTCTCGTGGGCAACGACCGACGACGGTCTCAGACCTGATCTATGGGTCGAACTTCGGCGCGAACTTCCTGAAGCAATTCCCCAAGCCCACCCAGCCTGACCACTGGTTCTTTGACACGGTCGAGTCGAACCAAGAGCTCATCGAGCGCCAGTGGCTGAAGGCCGTTGATGACGTTCTGGGAAAGTGGGGTTCCGGTGCCTAGTCCGTCTCGTACCGTCAAGGCGAAATTCGACGGCGATTCTTCCGGCCTCGCTCGCGCCGCTCGCGATGGCGAGAAGGAGATCGACCGGTTCACAAAGAACGTCGACAAGAAATACCGGAAGTCCGGCGACGATTCCGGCAAGGGATTCATTAATGGGCTCAAGAAGTGGTTCTCGCCATCGGCGCTTGGTGACCTGAAGAAGAGCGGCGAGTTTGGCGGCTCCGTCTTCGGCTCCGGCCTCCTGGGTGCGTTGAAGACGCCTGTCCTCGGTCCAGCCATCCTCGGTGTTGTCGGCGCGACTGTGGCTACCGTCATGCCCGCCGTAGGTGCGATTGCAGGTACAGGACTCGTTGCAGGGTTCGGTGCAGGCATCGCCGGCCTCGGCCTGGTGTTCGCGGCCAAGTCGGACAAGGTGAAGTCGGCTTGGCAGAAGACCATCAAATCCATGGGCGACGACATGGAGCTTCTGTCGCGGCCCTTCGAGGACACGCTGGTCCATATGTCCGATTTCGCCCAGCGGACATTCAACCGATTCAAGCCGGAACTCGACTCGGCGTTTAAGCTCCTCGCGCCGACGATCACCGATTTTGGCGATGAGGCCAGCCAGGCATTCGAGGAATTAGCACCAGCGATCGAGCCTGTTTCGGAGGCGTTCGCAAACGTCCTCGACTCCCTGGGGCCGGCCATGCAATCGGCCCTTCACGAAACGTCGCAGGGTCTTGTGACTCTCGCGGAATCAGTAAAGGACAACCCCGACGCGCTGGCCGACACGGTCAAGGGCGTTGGTGATCTGACCAAGACGCTGCTCGACGGCATCACCGTTCTGAACAACATCAACGGCCAGGTCGAAGACCTCACTGGCGGATTCTCCCTGGTGGATGGCGTGATGGGCGGATTGCAGCTCGCGGTGTCACAGGTCTTCGGTCCGTTCGCGTTGCTCGAAAAGGGCCTGGATGCCGTGGGCCTGAAGGCCGACAAGGCGACGCAGGCCATCCAGATCAACGCCGAGACGACGAAGCTCTGGACGCAGGGCCTAAGCCAAGGACAGCTCGCGGCCATGGGCATCACCGGCGCGACTACCGGCGCAGGGAATGCAGCCGACACGGCTGCAACGAAGTTCGCCCGACAGAAGGCGGCCACCGATGCGCTGATCGACTCGACGTTCCGGCTGCAGAACCTGGCGCTCGGCCTGGCCGGTGCTCAGATCAACTACCAGTCGGCCGTCGACGCAGCGACCGCATCCGTGAAGGACAACGGCCGGACGCTCGACATCAACAGCGAGAAAGGTCGCGCCAACAAGCAGGCGCTCCTCGCCGTTGCACAGGCTGCCAATGCGCAGACGCAGTCGATGATCGAGTCCAACAAGGGCACGGCAGCGGCCGGACGGTCGGCAGAGCAGGCACGCGGCAACTTCGTCCGCATTGCAACGCAGATGGGCCTGTCGAAGAAGGAGGCCGACAAGCTCGCCGCGTCCCTGATCGGTATTCCGCCGAACAAGAAGGCGAACGTCTCGGTAGCCGGTGCGACCGCAGCGAAGGGGCAGGTCGACGCGCTCGGCCGGTCGATCAACAACCTGCCGAAGAACAAGGTCGTCAACGTGACCTACAAGGTCGCGGGCATCGAGCGGACTACGCCCTCGAACATCATCGGCTCCGCTGGTCGGTCGGCGTCGGGTGGTCCAGTCCAGCCGAACCGCAGCTACCTCGTTGGTGAGCGTGGCCCCGAGCTCCTGACGATGGGCAACCAGCCTGGGCAGATCACGAACGCCGAGCGCCTGAAGTCTGTTGCCTCTAGCACCAGCCAGCCGATCGTGGTCGAGAATCACATCGAGATTGGCGGCGAGGTCGTGCGAGTCGTGCGGACGGAAATCAAGGCCGACAAGAAGGAGACCAAGCGCCGTGAGACTGCGGGGGTGAGGGCATCGTGACGCTCTCTGTCAGCTACGAGTCGACCCTAAACCGCCGCAAATTGGCGGTCACTGCGCTAGCCGCAACGACTACCCGTGTGACCGTAGAGAGGGCCGTAGCGCCATACGTGCGGTGGGATGCGGTGCGTGGGTGGTCGGCGCAGCCGGTCGCTAGCAACGCCGTTACTTACTACGACTACGAGTTCCCCGAGGGGGTCGCGTACAAGTACCGCGTCCACGAGTTCAATGCATCGGGCACCGAGACGGCTATCACCGAGTACAGCGTCTCGGCCGTCTCGTTCAGCGACGTGTGGCTAAAGGTGCCTGCGGCCCCTTTCCTTAACCGGGCCGTCGTCGTTGCTGACCGAGGCGAAATCACTAACCGGTCTCGCGGTGGCCTGTTCGACGTGCAGGGACGCACCGATCCGATCCTGATCAGCGACGTGCGGAGTGGACCTGCCTACACGCTCAAGCTGCTGACCGAGACGGCCGCCGACGAGCGCGATATGGAGTACACGCTCTCGACCGGCGATGTGATCTTCATTCACCTGCCCGCAGCCGTCGAGACAATCTCGGGCGGGTACTACGCGGTGGGCGACGTGTCGCGGGATTCGACCCTGCGCCTGTCGCCTCGGCGCGTGTGGTCATTGCCGCTGACGCGAGTTGTTGCCCCCGGCCCGGACGTGGCTGGTGCTGCCTACACGTGGACCTCGGCAATGAACGAGTACGCGACGTGGGATGACCTCATGGCTGACAACGCGACCTGGGGTGACCTGATGCAGCGCACCGGCTCGCCTGCGGACGTGATCGTGCCATGAGGCCGGTCAGCGCTGCGTTTCTGTCCACCCTGCGCGGGTCTCACGGGGCATGCTTTCGCGCCAGGGTGTGCACGAGCTTCCAGACCGGCAACGACCCTGACGGCGTCGAGATTCCGATCCTGGACGGCAACGTGCAGGCAGCATCCACTGCCAACATCCGCGCAACGCTGAACCTCACGACCGGCCGCGACCCCCAGGGCGCGGTGCCTGCTGCCGAGTGGCCTCGCAACGCCTCTGGCCTGCTCGCCCCATACGGCAACGAGATCTTCGTGGAGAGCGGAGTTGCGTACGGCAACGGCTCTCACGAGTGGGTCAGCCACGGGTACTTCCGCATTAACAACCCCGAGCAAGACGATGCGCCCACAGGTCCGATCGACATCACGGCGACAGACCGTATGGCTGGAATCATCGACGGCCGGTTCCTGACGCCGCGCCAGTTCGCATCGACCATGACCTTCGGGCAGCTCGTCGCGCAGTTGGTCACCGAGGTCTACCCGCTCGCCACCATCTCCTGGGACGACACAGGCGTTAGGGATACGACTGTCGGGCGCACCGTCACCGCAGACCGAGACCGCTACCAGACGTTGATGGATCTGGTTACGTCGCTAGGCAAGGTCGGCTACTGGCGCTACGACGGGGTCTTCCGAGTCGAGACACCTCCGGCCATCAGCGGCACTCCATCCTGGGAGGTCAACAGCGGACGTAATGGCGTGTTGACGAAGCTGTCGCGGTCGATCACTCGTGAGGGCATTTACAACGTGGTTGTCGCGTCCGGCGAGGCGACCGACACGACTCCTCCGGTGTGGGGTGCGGTCGCGGATCTGTCGCCATCCAGCCCGACGAGGTACGGCGGACCGTTCGGGCCAGTGCCGCGCTTCTACACGTCACCGTTTCTCACTACGAACGACCAGTGTCGGCTAGCGGCCGAGGTTCTGCTGCGCAAGTCGCTCGGCCTCCCGTACTCCGTCAACTGCGAGGCGGTCCCGAATCCCGCACTCGAGCCGGATGACCTAATCAGGATCGGCACAGAGCGGCACATCATCGATGTGGTCACTATCCCGCTGCATCCACGGTCACCCATCACCATCACCACGCGGAAGCAATACGGCGAGCAAACCGGGGATGTGACCGAATGACGACTGATACCGGACCTGCTGCGCACATCCGCCAGGGCACCGTCGAGTCCTGGGATGGAGCCACAGGCAACAATGTTCTGAGGGTGGCCGGCGGGCAGCTACTGAACGTGCCCTCGCTCACCGCCGAGTCCGCCTCGCTTCAGGCGGGCGACGTGGTCAACCTGCTGAGCGCGGGGAACAAGTGGTTCCTGCTCGGCAAGGTCACGACCCCCGGCGACCCTGGCACCGTGCCGACCTGGACGGCCGACATCAGTGCGCTCACCGGCCAGGTCGACACCATCCAGACCGTCACTATCCCTGCCGTCCAGGGCGACGTGACGGTTGTGCAGGGTCAGGTCACCGATCTGGGTTCTGATGTGACGGCGGCACAGACGGCTGCAGACAATGCCGCATCAGCGGCGGCAGACGCCGTTTCTACGGCCTCAACCGCCCAGACCACGGCTACCAATGCCCAGACGGCCGCCGATGCCGCACAGGCCGACGTAGACGCGCTCACCGGCACGACGTTGCCCGCCTTGCAGGCCCAGGTTGACGGCATCCTGCCAATCACCGAGACCGACATCAGCGACGACGCGATCACCACGCCGAAGATTGCGGCTGGGGCGATCACCGCCGCCGAGATTGCGGCACTTGCCGTGACCACGTCAGCCCTAGCCGCGAACGCCGTTACGGCGGCCAAGATCGCAGCAGGCACCATCACGGCTACCGAGCTAGCTGCAGGTGCCGTCACCGCCGCGAAGATTGCCGCAGGCACCATTACGGGCGACAAGCTGTCCGCTACGGCAATTGATGGCAAGACCATCACGGGATCTCTGATCCGGACTGCTGCATCCGGACAACGCATTGAGCTGAACTCATCCCAGGACAAGGTCCTGTTCTACTCGGGCGAGCCAACCGAGGACTTCCCTGGTTCGATCTACGCGGATGTTGTCGGCGTGGGAGGTACTGCGGCAGGAACCTACATCAACTCCCCGGTCGTAAGCGGGTCTCCGGCCTCTCAGCTCATCCTGGGTTCTCGCTCAGATACGAACTCGTCAACGTCGTTTCTCTACTCGGATCAGATCCAGCTCAACGGGTTGAACTCCCAGATAGCCATTGGCGTCGGCAACCAAATTCAGCTAGAGGCTGCTGACGAGGTGTTCATCACATCCGACAGCAGCGGCATCCAAGTCGAGGGAACATATCTGACCTTCAACGGCGGCAATGTAGCCGTTGGTAGCCCTTTCTGGCTGGGCTACTTGAGCAGTGCACCTGCCGTACCAGCTGCCAGCACGCTCACGACGCTCACGGGCTGGACGACGATCGAGAACGATGGCATCCCCAACGTAGGCACCGGGGTCTTCACGATCCCTGCCGGTGGTGGCGGCCTCTACAGGATCTCAGGGCAGCTGTGGTGGAGCCCATTCAACGGGGCCGTGTCGGGCACGCGGCTTACCCAGGCCGTCAAGACCAGCGGGTCTGCTGCCGTTATCGCCAGCGTGACGGTGGACCCGCCTTCTGGCACGTCCTCAGGGAAGGCACCTGCCTTGGCCCAGTGGAACAAGCTCTTCCGCTTGGCAGCTGGAGACACGGTCATCATCAGATTCCAGCACACGAGCAGTGGCAGCGAGACCAACAAGGTGCCTACGGCAACGACACAAGACATCAGCTTCTTCCAGATCGTGCGGGAGCAGCTATGAACGAACAGGAGAAGCCGACATGGCTGACGTAACCCCCATCTACAGCCTGCCGTTCCAGGACACGAACGATGCCCCGAACGGACCGACCCTGGGCGAAGACCTCGCGCTCGCCGTCGAGGATGAGCTGGCCCGCATCGATGCGAACGTTGCCAAGATCAACGGGCTCTCGTGCGCCGTCGCTTCGGACTCCAACGTCGAAGGTCCGTACTCGTCCGCGACCCCCACAGCAGGCACCAACGCCTGCGGTGTCGCGTTCACCGCTCCCGACTCCGGCTCGGTGCTCGTTCACTGGAAGGCGGACTTCTGGTCCTCGCAGAACGACAAGGTGTCGTTCGTGTCGATGGAGGTCCGCTCCGGAGCGACGATCGGCGGCGGGTCGGTCGTGGTCGCCTCGAACAGCAACGACGCGCTCAAGGTCAGCGGGTCGGTGACGAGTGGGGTAGAGGCTCGGCTCGGTGCCGGGACCTTCCGGCTGATCACGGGCCTGACTCCCGGCAACAGCTACCACGCACGGCTCATGCACTTCAGTGAGGCGAGTGGCAACGTCACCGTCTTCTACCGGCAGGTCCTGGTGCAGCCGATGCTCTAGTCGGCCAGCTGTTGCCAAGCGCAACAAGACCCCCTCGCCTACCGAGCGGCGAGGGGGTCTTGCGTGTGTTGCGTCAGTCGCGGGGATCGTATGGGTCCGCAGCCCGCAGGGGAGGCCAGGGACGTTTGACGACCGGCTGCGACGTGACCGGCCAGGCGTCGAACAGCTCCCGCAGGAGCCCGACTGTCACCCGGTCATTGTGCTGCGCGTCCAGGATGCTGATCACGCGTCGGCACAGCGCCTCGGCCGATGGTCGGCCGGTGGCCTCGTCCGCCTGACGAGAGACGGACGAGGACCCGGAGGTCTGTTCGGAGGCGCGCGTGGGCGCGCCCGTCTGAGATGATTCATCCAC